GAGGGTATTGTGGCTCGTCCGGTCGCCGAGCTACAGTCTCGTGATGGAAAAAGAATAATCACTAAGGTTAAATATAAAGATTTCATAGACCGACAAGGACAAGGACAAGGACAAGAATGGAGCGAAGCACTGCCCTCATCGTGGGGGGCAGGATTGACGTGTGGGTTGTAGACCCAGCGTAGCAAACAGTCGCACAGTGCGGCTCAGGTTTTATGGGCACGAGCCCGAAAGGTAGGTTTTTCAGATGATGAAGTCACGGATGACAACGATGGTGCTGTTGATGCTCGTAGCAGTCATGGCGGGGTGTGCCGGTGAGCAGGGGTACTACGATCCCGGCGCCGACACGCTGATCATGCCCGAGCAGTACGAGGCTCTGCCTCCGGCCCAGCAGGCCGACTATCTCGAGGTAGAGGTCGAGCGGATCGACCCAGCGGTGGCTGACAAGGTCGATACAGGTATGGCGATGGGTGAGACGGCAATTACTTTAGTCCGGCCGTACCTCCCCGAGCCCTGGGGCACAGGGGTTGTAGCCCTCCTGGGCGTCCTGGCGACCGTGTGGTCCGCTCTAAAAGCCTCCAGGGTCACCGGGGTGCTATCCCGCGTTAAACGAGGTGCGGTGATCACAGCGGGCACTGTGGACGCTCTGGTGCGAGCTAATCCGGAGCTCTGGGAGATGTTTAAGTCCCGACAGAAAGATAAGTCTGAGGGTACGGGTGCCATCATGCCAGACAAAATTGTAACCCTGGATGACTAACTTCCTCTATCATGAGTAACCCTAGGGCCGGGCATGCGGTAATCCCACCCGAGCCGCATGCCCACTTTTTAAAACGGAGTAATCTACATGGTACGGATACCACTATGGTCAGAGTTCACCAAAAATCGATCCCCCGAAACACGCAACCGCATCGTAGAGCACTACTGGCCCTGGGCGCAGACGCAGGCGGCCCGTTATCACAAACGCACCCCGCCGATAGTAATGCAGGAGGACCTCGAGGGGGCCGCTGCTATCGGACTCTGTCAGGCGGTGGATTCTTACGACCCACAGCAAAACACTAAATTTGAAGGATTCGCCTACTGGCGTGTCCAGGGGGCAATGCAAGACTTCCTGCGACGCAGTGACTGGATTAGCCGTCAGGGACGTTGCCAGGCCAACCGCGAAGGGCGACCGTCGGGAATAGCGATACAGGTGCTGTCGCAGCAGAGGCGATTTAGCGACGGCGACGACACCGAGTATCAGTTCGAATCAACTTCCGGCAGTACCGAACCGACACTTGACGAGGTCGCCAAAAACGACTCTAAAACATTTGTCTTGACGCAGTTGCCTCTGAGTGGCCGCGAGCTGGATATTCTGGAGTTGAGGTACTGGTGCGATATGCACTTTTGGCAAATCGGTGCTCATCTCGGCATCTCAGAGTCGAGAGTATCGCAGATCCATCACCTGTTGCTGCGACGACTCAGGTCTAGCTCGCGGGCCATACAGGGATTGCGGGATCAGCTCAGTTGACACACTAGGGGGTGATTTTATTATCTGGGGTGGTGACTGTGATCGTCAGGCCCAGTGCGGCACAGAGTTTCTCGGCGCGGTCCACACTGATCCGCATGTCACCCCGGAGCCAACGGCGAACAGTGCTGTCGGCGAAGAGCCCCGAGGTGAGCCGGTGGAGGTCGGCCAGGGTCATGTTCTGCCGATCCATTTCTGCAATGACGGCGGTGCGGAGAATGTTTTGATGGTGAGTCATTCGTTTGTCTCCTGTTCGGGCGTGTCTTGCTCATGTAAATATCTCCTAGTTAGGGGTTTGGGGGCTGCCTGGCAACCCCCGTGTGACCGGTTAATCGATCGTACGCAAACGTCGTTGTACCGATGCCCCATACTCTCCAGTGCGACTGTTTTGGGTTTGGTAGATCTCAACCTCTTGGACACCTCGGTCCTTGAGCGGCCCTCCGCAGTCGCAATCGTGCGAACCGCAGAGAATCCGTCGGCATCGCAAATATTGGAAATGAGTCAGGGGCATTAAGCCCTCGCCGTCTGCCCTGCTCCAGTCGACATTGAGGCGGCATTCGGTCGCGTGAAAAGTGTTGTAGATTGTGATAATACTCATGGCATCTCCTGGTTTTGTAAGGGGTTTGGGGGCTGCTTACCAAGGCCGCGGTCCCTGCTCTTCTCCACCCCAACAGCCGTACATATCTGCTATGCCGTAATCTGCGGGGTCGAGTCCACATTCCAGGATGCTAGACAGTCCGGTTTCATGCCGGCAATCAAACGACCCGTCTGTGTATCGCACCACGTACCAATCAATATCAGCGCTTATGAGGTAGTCGTGCGCTTCGGTGGACGTCAGATTGCCTTGTAGTTGTGTTGCTTTTTCCATTGTCTTGGCTCCTTGGTTACGTGTTGTTGGTTGTCCTAATCGATCTACTCTAAGTATACACCCATTATCGTATAATGCAAGCGGATAAGATAATATTATACGCAAATACTTTCGGCTAGAGACTCATTGGAATATAACTGCCTGGCACACAATAGCTTACGCTATAATTATATTTTTAGGATCTACGTTGACGATTATACTAGGTAGGCAAGCGAGCGAAATGAACAGAATAGGTGAAAAATGACAGATAACACAGTACTTAGACCTCGGCACGCCGGGGGGCGGCCTCGGATCTGGACGGATGAGCTGGTTGTCAAGGTAGGGAAGGGCTTGCTCAGGTGGATGAAAGCCAAACCCGCAGAGAACTGGTACATGGCGGACTACTGCGAGAAGATAGAGATTCCGGCCGAATACCTGAGCCGTTGGGACGCCGAGCGGCGAGGAGGGGAAGAGTATCATCAAGCCTATAGGCGAGCCAAAGAAATTCAGAAAAGTCGACTGATTAAGATGGGGCTCCAGGACCGCTTCGCTTCGACGATGGCGATATTTGTGCTCAAAAATGTATCAACGATGCGTGATCAACGGCACATCGATCTGGATGTGCCACAGTTTGGCCCGGACGCCATGGCTGAGACAATGCGGGTACTGGCGGCCAACGGGCTCAGCCTGCCTAACCAGGCGATAGGTGCGGCGGTGGCCGGTGCGATAGAGAGCGGGGAGAGCGACGAGGATGCATGAGTATGAGTCGCACACCAATATGCGTGAGTGGACAGATGCGTACGGGCTGCACTGGGCTGCTAATCAGTTCGACGGCTCGCTCGCATCTGCGATCGCAATCACAGATATGATAGGCGGAGCCTGCTGGATTATTGATCGGTTCCGGAGGGACGACTTGGTGGCGATCACATCGATCGCATCGATCGCTAACCAGCCTAGCATCGACGGGCAGATTATCCGAGTCGGGCAATGGGTCAAGGTGGTTCGGGATGGTGGCCAATCAGTAACACAGACTCCGTGGGTGTGTGACGCTGTGCCAGACAGGCCGGAATGGTCACGCACAGCTCCGTCAAATCCACAAAAAAAGCCATGATACCCGCGAAAAAAAGAGGGACAGGCAAAGCCTGAAATCCCCTATAAGGACCAGCCAACCTGTGAGTACCCCAACTAACGCACGGATGCAATTGCAAGGACACGGATGTCCATGGATTTAACGCTCGAGCAAGCTGTGGCTAACTACGCCCAACTGCGGGATCTGTACCCGATCCTCGAGTTTAAGGCGTGGAGTAAACAGGACGAGGTGCAGCGTGTCGACAAAGAGGTGCGAGGTTTAGCCTGGGCGAATCGGTGCGGCAAGAGCAGTATCGGAGCGAAGGAATGCGTCGAGGCAGGCATGGGCTGGCAGCCGTGGGTCGATTATCCCAAGCCACCGTTTACGATCTGGGCGGTGAGTACCACCTACCGACAGATGGAGGATTCCATCATCCCCGCGTTCGAGGGCGATGCCACGCACCATCGAATGCTGCCCAAGGGTGTCAAACTTAACAGGGGACGCATGGAGTATGAGCTGCCCTCCGGGAGTAAGATCCGACTCAAGTCGTCCGAGGCCGGTCGCGAGGCGTTTCAAGGCGCCGCGGTGCCGTTGATCTGGCTCGACGAGGATCATCCGGCGAGCGTGCTCAAAGAGATCTTCATGCGGATTGGTGTGGGTTTTAAGCGGCGAATCCTGTGGACCATCACAGCCGTCAACGGGCTCAACTACCTGTACACCAACATCTACAAACCGTGGCTCGACGAGCAAAACAGCGGCCGCGATCACCCACAGTTTTATTGTTCGGTGGCGAGTATGGACGAAAATCCCCACTTGGATAAGGCGGAGATCGACGAGCTGGAGAAGTATTACCCACCGCACAGTAAGGAGTATCAGGTGCGGCGGTATGGCGGTTTTGCCAACATGGCCGGGGACGCGTTCTTCCCCGAGACTTCGATCCTGGCTCATGGCCGGGCGTGTCGCCCAGGCAAGCAGGTCCTCCTCGATTGGGTCCGCGACGGACAGCCCATCGGCCAGGAGCATTACGGTTCTGAGCGGATCGTCGCCCGGGACGCAACGGAGGAAGATCGAGCGTCGGTGACGGTGTATCACGAGCCGTATCCCGGCGACACCTACGTGATTGGTGCCGACATCGCCGAGGGGCGACTGAGCGATCAGGCCGACCCGGACAGCGACCGAGATCACAACGCGGCCATCGTCTGGAACCGAGATCGAGGTCGCATCGATGCGATCCTGCACACTCGGCAAGACCCTCACACGTTCGTGCTCTGGTGCTGGCTGCTGGGCCATTATTACAATTATGCCTGGCTATGCCCGGAGGTTAACAATAACGGGGCGGCGGTGATCGGCGTGTTGCGGGGGACGATCATGCTGACCTACGCCAAAGACTTACCACGATACGTTAAAGTATATGCCCGAGAGACCCGATTTGATGAGTATGTGGGTGATGTCAACCCGGACCTGCTCGGATTCCGCACGACTGTGCAGAGCAGACCTAAGCTGGTTGAGGACCTGTATGATGTTGTAGTCCATGGCCCCTGCACTATCGAGGATGCGGTCGTGATCGAAGAAATGAAAACGTTTCAGAAGGACAAGAAAGGCAAGGCCCAGGCGGCGAGCGGCTACCACGACGACACCATTATGGCGTTCGGCTTGGCGATCCAAGCTCACGTCTCCTGCCCGAGCGACCAGCACGGCATGGTGGATGCGGAGGGCAACTGGCGGAGCAAGTCGGCGTTTGATATGTCCGTCATCAGTGGCGGGTCTGAGGGAGACCTGGAGTACGGGGAAGAAGAAGTGGTGGTGGAGTGAAAACGAAGACGGAATTGAGATATATCGTGCGATATGCACTGTTGAAGGGCCTCTCGCCCGATGATCTCTGTGATCACTCAATCAACGCGGTGCGATGTGAACAGTGCGGATTTCGGTGGGTGGCGTTGATCGCACCCGACTGCCACAAGACTAAATTCAGTTGTCCTCGATGTCAGGCTGACGCGAGGATTGATATTATTATCGATTAAAGGTGATAACATGCGTTCGAGATACAGTCCGCCAGAAAGAGGATTCCAAGTTGTCGTTGCGGCGAGCGACGCGACTGACAAAGCCAAGAGGGTAGCCGACTACGTTTGTGATGGCACGGCGGATCAGGAGGAGATCCAAGCAGCTATAGATGCCACGGCAAGCACCGGGGGGCAAGTAAGGCTTTCGGCTGGCAACTTTGCCATTTCAGCAGCGATCGAAATGACCCATGCGGTAGGGTTGATCGGCAGTGGCGATAATGCCTCCATCCTACGAGCGATCGACGACATCGAAGATAATGTGGTCGAGTACTGCCCGACGACCGCCGGTGGTTTTGCAAACCTGCGAGACTTGGAAATTATCGGCCATGCTGAGGGGACAGTCGGGCATGGGATCTACATGTGTGATGACGGCGAGGCACCTCCCGTAGGAGACCCTCGAGATTGGACGATTGACCGGGTTTATATCCGTGAGTGTGCCCAAGACGGTATTCACATCACAGCTAATTGGGGCGGAAAGATCACTAATTGTATCAGCGAAACCAACGAGGGCAAAGGGGCCTATCTGACAGGAGGTACGCAAACCTTCGTGAAGGGTAGTTTCTTTGCCTACAACAAAGGCGATTACGGCGTTCAGATTGCTACACCTGATTGTCAATTCCTTCATAATTATGTCTTCCGCAATGAAAAATCAGGGATGTATGTAGCGGGGGATAATAATGTTTTGGTTGGGAATAAGTTTCTGAGTAATGGATGCGAAACGGCGTCAACAACGAATACGCATTCAAATTTGATTCTCTGGGCAAGCGCCACTTATGGCACGGTTATCGTTGGGAACAACTTCAACGGCGTCTATGGCGGAAAAAACACCAAATACGACATCTACATCAATCAAGCGGTAAACAATATCATCACAGGCAACTCTTTCGAGACCATCGGCACGACTCACATCTATGACCCACTGGGTACTGGCCAGATTATTGGCAATAATGTGGGGGCGGATGATACCGTCAAAGCTTCTGTTGCAATCAGTCCTGCCGGGAAAACTTCGATTGATACAACCAATGGAGCGTTAGCACTCTCACTAAAAGACGGAACAACTCTTGGCCAATTCTGCGAAATAGTGATGACCGTTGATGGGGGACATGACGCGACGCTAACAATAGCGCATCATGCAACAGACGACGCTGAGACTGCTACTTTTGCGGATGTTGATGACAGGCTGATTTTGCAGTGGGAGGGAACACATTGGAACACATGGCAAAACACGGGCGTCGTGTTCCCGTAAAAAACTTTCGGAGAACTTAAACATGTACTTGGATACAAAGATCGATACTTTCTGCCTTTTGAATCAGGCTTCAGCTAGCGTGACGGCCGGTGAAACGGCGGCAACCACGACGTACGCTTTAACGAATGCTACCGCCGTGGTCCACACGAATCGTCCTAGCAATTGCTACACGGTGTATAAGGCCGACGCGGCGAATGCGTTTGTCGGGGCACTGCTACTCCAGGACCTGGCGGGCGATGGGTTAGCAGGTGCTGACCGAACAGCGGAGTTCACCTTGTGGGGATGGTCTCCGGGCTATTCTGGCGGCGTGAAGTTGATGACGATTATGGCGACCTGTGGCACTTCGGTGATTGGCACAGCAGCAGCTCCTGGCGTCTCGCCTGCTGATGGTTCGGCGTTAACCGGCCAGTGGGGCTATGTGGACGAAATGTCCATTACGACAAACAACATTGACGGCTGGACGCTCCCGGTGTCTGGCATAGCGTCGAACGCAATTTGCCAGTTCGCGTTCGATCCGCGAGGAATGCAATACCTCTTCGGTGATTGGGATTGCGATGCGGGTTCCGGCACGACACCCGATGACGCAATGGCTATCATCAGGCCATATTAAGCGAGAGACACTATGGGTGAGATTGTCACCACACTGAACGACGACAAAGCGTTCCACAATAAGCTCGACGAAATCATGATCGCTTCGCGTTCGCGGACGGAATCGTTCACTGATCTGTATTCCGACGCGCTCCGCTATATGTACGGGCATCAGATCCACGGCAAGCGGGAAGAAGGTTGGGAGTATCCGGTCATCAACCAGATCTACCCCGACCTCACGCAAGAGGTTGCGATGCTCTCGGCCAATCAGCCGCGACTGCAAACCAGCCCGGTCGAGGACACTGATATTGAGGCGGCTAAGGCCTGTGGTGAGATCCTGCAAGCCTACTGGGTCAACGACCTCAACATGCAGATGCGGATCATGCAGGCGCTGTATGACGCTAAGCAAGCGGGCATGTACATCTTCAAGTTCTGGTGGGAGCCCAAGCAGCGATGGAACAAGCGGCTCCAGCACGTGCATCGAGCGAACGGCGAAGGCATCCCAACGAAGGTCTTCGAGTCATTGCCTTCGGAGGAGAAGGCCAAGTACGTTCCCCAAGACGGGGCCTGGGAGGGCGACCTCCGAGTTGAGGTAATCGATCCGTTCTACTTTGGCTTTGATCCCAACGTCGAAGTTGCGGCTCGCATTCCGTTTGATGCCGAGTACGTTACGATCAAGCACTACATCCCGATGGAGAAGGCGGCGGCTCGATGGCCGATATACAAGGATTTTCTGAAGCAAACCAAAGGGATTGACCAAGCGGGCAAATCACTGTGGGTTCCTGGCGGCGGCGATAGCTCGACCGATGAGACGGGAGCCGACGTTACCTCGGGCGACTGGCATGGGCGAGAAAAAACCGAACTGAACGCCGAATCCATGCAGCGGCGACTTGCCGACCTGTTACTAGGCAAGGAGCCCGTACAGTATGGCGGCAAGGCCGAGGGTCAAGGGATGGTGGAGGTTGAGGAGATTTACTGGAAGGACCGCAGTGTTGAGACTGTGGAGGCCCAGAGCGAAGATATGCCGACTCTCAGTCCCGGAGAATCTCGAGGCGACATTTTCAAGCCGCACGGTGACGTGTTCCACTATGATCGGAGCAAGCCCATTGAGCAGGACGGGGCGATCGTCGGGTATGAGCGATTTAAGGGCAAGTGGCCCAAGCGTCAAGTCGCTCCGGCCTACGAGCAGCCCACGTACCCTAACGGGCGTGTCTCGATTCGCGTAGACCATGAGTGCGTCGTCGAAGATCGGGCCTGGCCCTATAGCCGGTGGATGGTCTCGGCTGGCGTCAATTACATGCTACCCCACATCGCCAACGGCCTCAATGGTGTGGAGATGCTTCGCTCATTGCAGGATTACACCAACAATATTCATTGCCACACCTTCAATATCGTGCGCAATTTCAGCGACCCGACGCACTACGTCGAGGAGGGGGCCTATCCGGCTAAGAAGAAGCCCGAGACCCCGATCGTCAACAAGCCCGGCAAGACGGTGTTCGTAGCGACTGGAGCGAACCGCCAGAAGAAGATATACACGGAAGACGGCCACGATATCCCCATCGGCCTGCTGCGACTGCATGAACTATTCAAGGAGGCATCCAAGGACAACTCAGGCATCCACGACGTGGCCCAGGGTAAGGCTAGCGGCACTAATACCCTTGGGGAGCTACAGATGCTCAACCGGAGCACACGGCTCCGTGTGGGGATGCAGGGGCTCATTCTCGACGACTCCCTGCGTGGCGTGGGCCAAGGGTGTGCGGAACTCATTCAGCACCATCTGCCTATCCATCGGTGGGTGCGCCGGTTGGGTCCTGAGCGGGGAGCGATGATGGCGTCGGTTCAGTGGACGCAGTCGCTCAAGGAGGCTCGCTACGACGTGTTTATGGAAACGGCCTCAACCCTGCCTTATGACGAGGAGCGGGAGCTAGCAAAATACAAAGAAGCTCTCAATGTGGCCGGACCGGAGCTGATGATGGAGGCCTATCTGCAGAAGCTGGGCATCTCCAACATAGCTGAGATCATGACGAAGCACCCGCTCGTAGCCCCGTTCCGACAACTGCTGGAAATGGCAAAGCAAATGGGCATGGGATCGGAAGAGCTGCTTGCAGCTATCCAGGCCCAACTAGCACAGATACAACCGCTATTGGCTCCGGCTCAGGGTGGGCCGGGTGCCGGAGCACCGCCCCAAGGGGCACAATCAGGAGAAGTGTAATGGACAATCTCGAAAAAAAAGAGGAGCTGCAAGAGTGTTGCGGCACCTGCAGATTCCACTGGCCCGGCTGGGCTCCGCTGGTAATTCCGTTGCCGCCCAAACCGAACGCGATAGCGGGCTCGCCTCAGATGGTGACCCAGGCTACTATTTGCGGCAATGCTGACGGCCCGTTTTTTCAGCATATTTTAACGGTCCAGAAACACTGCGACGCGTACGAGTGCATCCCAAAAAAAGTGCCACCCGCAGGAGGGGGCGGGTTTTCGGAAAAAAGAGGGACACCCGACGACGACGAAAACACTGAGTCGATGATTATTCAGCCATAACCGGGAAAGCGTATCCGATTCTATCAAATAAGGAGCCAGATCATGGCAAAAAGTAAGTCCAGCAAGCAAAACAAGCCGAGTAAGCCTACTAGACCAGCAGGAGTAAATCCTGTGGTCGGCGACCCAGGCAATGTCGTCGTCGATGGCGACGCCACGTACGAGGCATTGATTCCGTTTGTCGTTAAGCGAACGATCAAGGGCAAGCCCGCCGGTCAACAAAACCGTGTTATGGCCGCCAGCGATCTGTCCGCCCTGCGAAAGGCGATTGAAGTGTTTACTGTCCCCCCTGCTGTGAAAGCGGTGGCCCCTGAACCCGAGAAACAGGAGAAGCGACCTATGCAAAATGACAAACCATCACCCGCAGTGATCCCCGAGCCGGAAGCTCCGTCCGAGGTTGCTGCATCGCTGGTTAATGGCGATGCGAACGTCTCGGAGAATAAAGAGGTTGCTGCCTCGCCATTCAATGGCGATGCGAACGTCTCGGAGGATATTCCTGTCGATCACGACGACGCGACGACGAACGAAGAATGGAACCAAGACTACAAAAAGTAATAGCGATCTAGCGCCAAAAAAAACCGAATAGGCACGCTAGGCTTGATCACCTAGTGGTGCGTTGACACTGGCCTTCAACGGGGCGGTGCGGACTCTTTATGAGTTCTGCACCGCCCCTTTTTTTTGGCGTTTTTACTGAATAGTGCCCCAAGCACAACTGCCTCTGACCCGTTCGGACAGGTGCTGAACACGGTAGGCGGCGGCGAGTGCCAGCGGGCGTTTAACCTATTTTGCTGAGTCGGCTCGGCCATGAGCTGATCCGATGAGAAGCGAAAGGAATTTTAGCCATGCCACCTATGATGCACACAGGGCACGAGATCAATGAGACAGTCGAGCAGGCTGTGGGGTTTGAGAACGACATCTCTGGGCAGGTAGAAGCCACGCCAGCGGATAAGCCGGCGGACGAGGCAAAGCCTGCCCCTGAGGCCCCAAAGCCTGAGGCCGCTCCCAAGCCGGAGTGGGACCTCAAGAAGCAACATGCCGACGAAATCCGTGCTGCACAGCAACGGGAAGCGGCATTGCGGACTCAGAGTGCCCAGCTCGACGAGCGGAACGCTAAGCTGGGTGAGACAGTCACGTCACTTCAGGGTGACTTGACGGAGATCAAGACTCAGTTGAGTTCTCTCAAGGACCGCGAGCCCGACGACGAGATGGACCTGGACGAGCTGGACGACTTCGAGGGACTACAGAACGCCCTCAAGACGGTGACCGGCAAACTGGCTCAACAGCAAGAACGGCTCACAGCGTCCACGACAAAGATGACGACGGCGAGCGAACGCCTGGCCGCACAGCAAGAAACGATAGATAAGCTGCAAGGCCAGTTGGAAGAAGTTTCGACCATCGCCAGGCAAGAAGTGGGTTCCAAGGCAGTGCATGCGGCGTGTGAACCTCTCAACACCCAGTACGGGGCCCAATTTGAGGACGCCGCGGTCGAAGCTGTGGACACTCGTTTTATTCAGCTTGGAATGAATCGGCTGGAGCCTAACGCTCAGCGAAAATGGATTCTCTCGGAGCTGAATAGTACCTACCATCGCATGGCTGCGGATGCTCACGCATCCGCGAACACCCCCGCCAAGGGAACAGTTCCCCCGGCGATTAGTGCCACCACGGGCGGCGCGGCAGCTCCGGCTAATGTCCCGCTCAAGGAAGGCAGTTTTGAAGACGTAAAAGCGCAACTTGACAGTCAGGCTCGTGCTCCGACACGGCGGCTGTCCTAGATAACAACGAAAGGCGGTCAATCATGGCCACAAATTTAACCGTTGCCACCAGGACGTTTTACGACCTGACGTGGAAAAGTCAGATCACCTACGGCATGCCGATCCTGCGTCGTTTGCTGGAACGCAAGCGGATGCGGATGGGCGGTATCTGGGTCTCGAACATCAATGAGACGGCAGACAGCGAAACCCTGGTCCAAGAGTACGGTCCCGAAGACGGCCTCGACGCTGGCTCCAAGACCATCATGGGAACCTCTAAGTGGAACATTGCTTTTATGCAGTGCCCCATCGAGGAATCCATCGACGAAGAGATTATGAACCGGCCGGAAGGCGACACGCAGCTCGTGAAGATTCGCGACAAAGTGACGGCGAGCACGCAGCGAGGCATGAAGATTCGCATGGCCAAGCGTATTTGGGGCTGTGCCTCCGATACCGAGATCGATGACAAGCACACTCTGCTCCAGGGCATCCCTTCCGCCCTGTACAACGCCACTTACGGCGGCGTGGCCCGAACCACGACCAGCAACAGCTACTGGATGTCGGCGGACGCAGGAGCTTCCTGTATCAACATTGAAACGGCTGTGTCCATCTCTAAGCGTCAGATCTGGGAATGGATCGACTCGGTCAAGTATTATCACGAAGGGCCCGAGTCCCTGTTGATCGTGATGGGTTCGACCCTGTTCCGTAGCCTGAAGGCTGAGATGGAAGCGTCGAATTCGTATCGCCCGGGCAAAGGCATCGCCAAGCAGGGCTTCCGGAACATGTATCTGGACGATTACGAGATCGCCGAAGATCCGTTCCTCGATACGCTCACGGAAGATTCTTGCTCCTTGAAAGACGGCGCGGACGGCTGTCTGATCGGCGAACAATCCGCCGCGTATACCGGAGCTGGTGTGGTCGCTTTGATCCACCTGGACAGTTGGGTGTTCCGTTATGTCAAGGCGTCGAACTCTTCCGGCAAGACGGAAGATCCGATGTTCACGGTCACGGATTACTTCGATCAGTCGGTGTTGCCTGCGGGCAAAGAGAAACAACTGGCCCGCGTCAAGGGCAAGTTCAATCTCGAATGCCACCAGCCCAACGCCAACCTGCTGCGGGTGAACGTTTCGGCGTAGCAGAGAGTTAACGTGCGAGTGATCGCATTGTTTTTCACCAACACTTGCCTTCCCGCGCAGCGGGAAAGGAAGGATTAGTATCATGGCAGATGCAAGTTTAGATGATGGGGCAATTTGTCTGTATCCCCCGCAGATCGGGTGCGTGCCCCGAGTGGGCCAGCCCCCCGTTGATGGGTTCACGGGCTCCGACCATCACAACCAAGCTTACGAGAAATTTCCCGTAGGCACCACAATTCAGGTGTACGACACCACAAACAAGGGTCCATCCTACTTCACCTATTTGCGAGCAGGCGTAGCGTCTGGGACGGCGTTTGCGGCCAAGCAGGTGGGTACGGTGGGTGATGTGGCGACGGCAGCCTGGTATAGAATCTCCAACGACGGAGACCAGAGTATTACTGGCGGCCCGCCCTGCGTGTTCCTGAGTGCGATGACCCTGAACTACTACGGCTGGTTCTGGACCGGCGGAGTATGTCCGGTGGACTGGGTGTCCGGCCTGGACGGCAACTACGAGACAAACGACTCTGTCACGGCGGGCTGTATGATCTCTGTGGGCGACATGACGGCGGATAATCTGGGCTTCGTCATAGCAACCGCATTGCAGCCGTCCTGTGGTGTCTCAACTGAGGCTGACGCCTAAGAAAGGAGGCAAGCCTAATGGCAGCTTTTGATTGGTCTACACAGTTTCGCTTCAAGGCGAATAACGGCTGGATCGAGAACGGAGAGTACTCGTTCACAACGACTAGCCTCACGGTGGAAGTACCCACCAAGCTAACCAAGTGTGTGAGCCAGCAGGTGACTCCGCAGGTGACTAGTGGCGACGTGACGGAGATCCTCCGTTGCGACAAGACAATCACTTCGGGTCACATTACAGTCACTCGCGAAGCTAAGCCGTTGACCCTGCAAACGTCCCCTGAAGACGCGGCGTGGATTACGGGGAACGACTGGGTCGGCGTGCCTGTGGGTAGGTCGCCCGTTGCCGGAACGATTGTCGGGTTCCGCGTACAGAACATGACGCTGCCCGGCGGTTCGCCGGTGATTGCACTCGGAAAGCAGGCGTCCACGGCTCTCTTGATCGATACGACCGGCGGGACATCTGGGTTTGTGGTGGGCGAGGAAGTCTCCCAAGCAACCAGCCTGACTCGCGGTGTCGTGGTCTCCGAGACGGTGGCAGGGGACCAAATTTCCCTCGTTGTCCGCACCCTCGAAGGCTCGTGGACCACAGGCCTAGTGTCGGGTGCGACGGCCTCGATGGCTCCGAACACTCACGTCCCCACAGCGACTGCTGCGGAGTCATTCATCGACGCAACCAACGCCTGGCTATTGCCGGAGGCTGGTTTCGGACTTGACATCCGCGAAGCTGACATCACTGTAGGTGATGCGGCAAACCAGTTCACGAGCATCACTGTGGCGAAAGGCGACATGATTATGTTCGGCACGACCAGCGGCGGCAGTTCTGACCCGTCGGGGCTGTTTGTTGCGGTGGACATTCGTCCAACAGCGACGAGCGGCTTGACGTTCGACTACGCGTTCTACGGACATTAAACCACCACCTTCTCCTCTTCTCAACGGGGCGGCCGAGTGTAACCGGCCGTCCCTGAGAGAAGTTTTTGATCGGGGTACGATCGATGGCCAAGAATTTTACCGAGCTGGCAACGGCGGTGCAGGCTGAGTTGGGCAAGGCGTCCGACGATGTCCGCATCACCCTCTCGCGATGCGGCGACTGGGTCAATCGCGGCCAACGCAAGATTGCCAAGATGTACCCACACCTGCGCGACTGCTACGTGCTCGACAAGACCTCCTACGTCGCGACCGAGGACGGATACGAACTCGATCTGTCGGATCTGACGACCTACCCGCTCAATCATGTGCTGGGCCTGCGATACGTGCAGACCAACAAGACCTTAACCGGCGTGCCCAGTGGGACGTTCACGGTCGGTGAAGTGGTGAGCCAGGCCACGTCGCTTGCGACAGGGACGGTGGTCTCGATTGCCGCAGCTTACATCGTGATCAAAGTGACAACGGGCAATTTCGCGGCGGACTACGAGGTGACGGGAGCTACAAGTGCGAAGACCATTACGCCCTCAGCGGTCTCAGATGTGACCGGGGCAGGCGTAACGGCCTACAAGTTCAAACCTTACCGAGGTGGCCTGGAGCGATGGGACGCGGACATGCCATATATCCCCTCCTCCAATGGCGGCTACCCTAAGTACTACCAACGACGCGGCAATGACACGATTGAGGTCAATAAACCCTTCTCTAGCGTAGCGGCCGGAGCGGAGCTGTGGTTGGCTTACGCCCAGATCCCTTACTGGATGCAGTCTGCTTCGACTGTCGGGGCGTCAGCAACCGGGGCGATACGATCCTCCAATGTGGTAACGATTACCACGACAGCAGCCCACGGTTTTGGAGTGGGCGACAAGGTTGATATTTCGGTGACCACTGTAATAGGGGTAACCAGCTTCGACGGTGAGGTTGCCGTAGTGAGTGTCCCTAGCTCTACGACGTTCACTTACGCCCAAACAGCAGACGACGACACCGGCGGGGCGGGCACGGCAACTCACATCCCCCTGCTCACCGATCTGGACGAGTGCCTGATTGCCTGGGGTAAGGCGATGGGCCTCAGAGCGATGGGGCCAAAATTCCAATCAGCGGCGATGGCCGAGGAAGCCATGGCTCGCGAGATGACAAGAGATGAAGTTTACGGGGGCGGCGACATTGAAACTTCGGAAATTTCCCCTAATGGCGGACCCTGATGATGATGACATTTTTATTTGGCCTCCTCGCTCGGTCTTGTGATTCTACCTCCATCGTGCCCGCAGTCCTATGGGGCGGCGGAGTATCAGGGGCGGCGTTAACGACCTTAATGATTAAGCACTTAATGAATCGAGAGGCGCATTGTTCTCGGGAGAAGAGGCTTTATACCCATGATTATGTTTTAGGTAGTGTTTGCAAAGAGCGGCATCGCCGCACAGACGAAGCGTTGGAACGGATCGAAAGTAAACTAGATCGAGCACTGGAAGAACCTCATGCCAAGCCTTAGCATTCCCGGCCTGATTGGCGGACTCAATAGCGGCTTCGCTCGTGAGCGGATCGACGCAGGGCAATCTCCTCGTCTACGCAACTTCACTGTCAAAGATGGGGTAGCGTGCAAGCGCACGGGGTACGCGGCGACCTCCGGTGTAAACTGGACAGCCAGTAAGAAGTTTTTTCATGGACATCACTATCAGGACGGAGTTTCGGGCAAGAAGCGGTTTTGGGGGTTCGGTGAGGCGGTCCACTGGAAGGACGCGGTGGGCGGGGCATGGTCAGATGACGCCTCGGGCACCTGGACGCCGACCGCCGGGAGCAACAACTACTATACCACCACCGAGATCGTCGAATTAGATGACTACAAAAACCACCTGATTGTTACCCAGGCCGACACTAAGCGGGTGGGCGGGACATTTGTTGAAGTGGCCTACACGAATGAGCCAGAGACCGATTTAGCGGACCTCGTGGGAGCTAACGGGTATAATGATCTCGCAGTCAGCGCCACAGGAGGCTCAGGCACCGATGCCAGCCCCAGCGTGATCACTTCCGCAGGATCGTTCACTGGACTGACTCTGGCGGATTATCAGGTATACCTGTCCGGCACAAATTGCACGACTGGCGTATACACTATCGCCAGCGACACCGACGACACCATTACCCTGACCGCCAACGCATCGAGCGGTGGGGCGATGACTGACTTAGTGGTGATGGTGTACGGAAATAACACTACCCACTACTGCAAACAGGCTATCAATGTGGCCGACCACTTGATGCTCTTGCACCCCCGCGAGTACCTAGGCGGGGCATGGCGGGACATGTTCCAGCGAGTGCGTTGGTCTCGTCTGGCACATTTCACTTCTGTGATTGACTGGGACGACACACTCTCCGCTGGGGCCGGTTATCAGGACCTACGAACCGATTATGGTGCAATTCTGGGCGGGGAGATGCTGAGGACCGGACTGACCATATACTTGGAGCAGGCTATCTATGCGTGCTATCATACTGGGTCGTCGACCGCTCCGTTCCACTTCGACTGCATGCTGGCCGGATTGGGATTGTACGCTCCCCGCCTGATTGCGTCTAATGGAGAATCGCACTTCTTGGTCGGCTCCGATCATCAGATCTATCAGTACTACGGGGGTCGCGACAAGCAGCCCATCGGCGACAAGATCAAGACCGAGTTCTTTGAGAACATCAACAAGACTCAGGCAGACGGGTACGCCTATGCGGATCGGGCCTGGGCGTTCGCCCTCCGAGATCTCGAGGCGGTCGTGTTCGCAATCCCCACCGGGTCGGCTAATTCTGACCCGACACTGTTCTATGTATACTTCTGGCGGGATGGCCGCTGGGATGTGTGGGACCTCGCCGACACGATTACCGGCATGGGCAACTACGAAAAACCCGCCTCGGTCAATGCGTATAACCTGCCTATCTTTTCGGGAGCGTCCGGCACAATCAACCAGCTAGACTACAGCAGTGCCAATGACGTGGCGGCGGCCATCGATGCGTATATTGAGACCAAAGATTTTGTCCTGGACCTTCAGAACGAATACAACGCCGCAGAAATACTCTTCGAGGCGTCCGGCGACGGGGCCGCCAGTAGCGTGGCTGTTTCGATTAGCGTCGATGGCGGCGAGACCTACTCCACAGCTGTGACTGTAACCGTCGGAACGACCTGGGCCCTGTACAAAGTCAACACCAATGTTGCGGCCTACCTGGTTCGAGTAAAGTTCGCCAATGCCGTCGCCAGCCAGAAGCTCTTGCTCGGCGGCGTGAAGATCAATGTTGACGATTCAGGGGAGGGCTTCTAATGCCGGAAGGGAATGTAAGCTTATTGGGATTCGATGCCGCCGACCTGTTCCCCCATGCGCCGACCGCCGGGGCCACGCCCGAGGAAACGATGGCCAACATTATGGACTTCTTCCCGAAGTTCCAAGCGGCCTTGCAGGAATTCGCCGCCATCGTTAATACGCGAGCCCTGATGGGGTTTCAGTCGATGACCGACGGGACCAATACGTACCTGGCCTCAGAAGGAGGGACGCTCACGCTGGCTGAAGGCGGTGATACGACCATAGCTGTGGACGAGGCGACGGGCACAATGACCTTCACCTCGACCACGGGCGGGGGTTCGGCTACCTATGTGGCGAATGGGGATTCCCCTCCGGCCACTCCGGCTGAAGACGACACTTGGTATGTTACTGCCGATGACGGTAGTTATGTCAAAGGCCGCACCTATGTCTATGATGGTGCGGATTGGGTTGAGGTGGGCAATCTCATCTACAGCACCACGATCACCGCCGGGCAGATATCCTTGACCCATACCAGTGTCGATAGCGGTAACTGGACGGGGACGGTGGGCAGCGAAACCGCCGCTCATGTGGCCGATGGGTCCGGCCGTGCCTTGGATGGTCTTAATGTCTCGGGGTATGTGACGCAGCCGCTGAGAAGTACGGACATGTCGTCGCATTCGCCCTCGCTGGACGGTCTATATATGACGGCCGATTACCTTGGGTTTTACGACTGGGGCGTCGGCTGGATGGCGTATATTACCGATGGGGGCGACTTTTATTTTCGGGGTGATCCTGATAATTATTTACAGTGGAACGCAACAACGGCAGTCCTGGACCTCAAGTTCAAGGATGGTTACCTGGGTAGCACGACGGATTACTTCGATATCACCAACTCTATACTCTGCCTCAGGCAATCGGATAGCCAATATGCTAAGTTATATTCTCAAGGACTGGTGTTAACCACTGGGGCTAACGGGGCAGGAACGGCTCATGCGAGATACACCCGCACTGATTGTTCTTTACGACGGCAGTCTTCGGGTTATGTCCAAATGGCCGTGTCGGGGTATGACGGATCTGTGGCGTTTTCGGCTTATGTGAATTCGTCGGACGAGGGACAAATTTTGATACAAGGGGATACGACCCATTATCTTCGTTGTTACAAGAACACCACGACATACGAACTCAAAGGGTTTGCGTTGAAAAGCTGTACCTATGAGTCCTCTGACGCCAGTGCCGGGGTCTCGGGTACCTTTGACGATACCGATAGCAATACAGTGACTGTAAAAGACGGAATTATCACCAACCTTACAACGTAGGAGAAGCATAATGATCTACAAAATTGACATTCCTGAAACCGAAAGATCCAAAGTGGAATCGGCTTTTGCCGTGGCTAGCGGAGGAGGAACGGTGGAAGAATGCCTCAAGGCCCACGTCCTCCATATCCTGACCAAGTATCTCCAAGAGAAAAAAATGAGAGAAATCGTCAATACGCACGTTACGGCGGAGACGAGGAAGCTGAATGAGCACTTTTTTGCCGCCGTCACGGAACTAGAGGGGTAGCCTTATGACCACCTTTCAATGCCAACGTTGCGGGACCTGCTGCAAGCAGGTCGGTCACCTAATCCAGTGGATACCGTTGATGCTAGCGGCGATCTTCAAGCCTGACGCCTCGGGTGCCTGCCAGCACCTGCGAAAGCTGGAAGATGGGACCTATGAATGCGTAATATATGAGAAACGACCCAAGATTTGCCGAGTAGAGTGGGTAGTCAAGAACCGAGCCCGAAGTTTCGGTCTGGACGAGCAATCAATGTATGACCTAAGTGCTCACGCCTGTAAACTCCTACGAGAGGAGAACGACCATGATACAGTTTAAGTTCAGCTTCAATCCTAACGACCCGCTGGGCCTGCACCGACGATATAGTGTCACGCAGTGCCACCTTGACCCGGGGACCGCAACGGTGATTGGTGCGTCCATTGCCGGGGGGAGCAGCCTCTTGGGCGGTGCGATAGGCGGAAGTGGGGGAGGCTCTATTGAGGCAATGAGCACTCTGAGCCGTAGCCAGAAAGGCCTGGATACGGTGCTCATCGACTTCCTGCTCGGTATCGAGCGGGACGCCAAGGGTAATATTATCAGCAAGAATCCGCTGCTCACGAGGGCGTATAACAAAGCCATGCCGCAATACAAAGCCATGCCCATGACGGACAATCAGCAGTCCGGCTTGGCGGCGGCAAAGAATCTCTTGGGCCAGATCCAGAATCCAGTGCGACCGGACGCTGGGTACATGAAAGACCTCGCCCACGGTATTCTGCCCGGAAAAACAAAGAGTGCAGCTCTCGGTGCGGCACTACTCCCCGGCGAGAAGGCTGTGGTGGGCGAGGATGGGCCTGAGGTCATCGAGGTGCAGCCGGACGGCTCAGTGAAGGTAATTCCAAACCCCAAGAGCGTAGCGAGCCCCAAGGCTATTGACGGAGCCCTAGCCAAGAGCGAAGCCGTCCAGCAGGATTTGGGCGTTGCTAAGGGCATGGCTGTCGGCGGCATGACGCTCACTAGTGACGCGAAGAAGCAACGGAAGTGGGGCGACTATTACATCCCCGACTCCGCTCCCGGCATGGACACAGGGCTGGCGCAATACAAGGACCAGGACTGGTACGAGGATGTAGTTGGCGACTACAACACGATCTGGGGCGGGACAGATTCGGGGAAAGACTGGACCCGTAAGCTCGAAAGGAGCAAGCTGTGGACCGGCGATATGTCTGAATTCCCGATCCAGAAAGAGACCCATATGGGGATGCGAGACTGGCATAACAAGAAATATAAGGGTGCCCTGGAGGACTACTATACCGGCCTCGACGAATACTGGAACGGCCTGGAGCAGACCACGGAGAATGCTGGCGTTAGTGAGTCCCTGAGCGGCCTACCTTCGGATCAGTATGAAGGGTTCTATGATTGGTGGAACAGCTCGAGCAATGTGGATGTCGCCAACCCCCTCGGCACGCGAGACGGAGCCCTGACGTTCGAAGACCCGTTCAGTGTGGACGGCGGCAAGCTGAGAGACGCTATCCCACAGTACTGGGAGGACTCGGGATATGCGCAGAACGAGGCGGGTGAATGGGTAGAGAAAAATAACTGGTCAGACTTGTCCGGTCACGTTAACCCCGAGCAATACACAGCATTCAACGAATTTTCGGCAGCCCATCCGGAGTGGGGCGGAGCCCAGATCAATACAGGCCCCAACGGTGCCGAGTTCGGTTCGTGGCAGAACGGGCAGTGGGTGCCCGCCGATGACACTGTGTATCAAGGAGCGACACAGGCGATCAAGCAGTACCAAGCTGAGATACAGGCGAGTCGTCCTCATGGCGAAGGGCTGGGAGAGGAGTCGCCCACCGAGACAACGCCCACCGGGGTAGATCCTGCCGCTATAGCCACGGCTCCGGTGTCCGCACTGCCGGTCGCGAGCACTGGCGATGACGCAACGGACACTACGCTCAGCGCGATTGGTGACGCCCTGGCGGAGAACAGTAAGTCGTTCGACGCTGACGCTGCCAACGACACGTTCAATAAGAGCATTTATAACCCGGCCATGTCCCAGTTTGAAAAGATCACAGTGCCGGGTATTCAGGAGACATTCGCAGGAGGCAACCTGTTCGGCTCGGCTCGCGATAAAGCGGTGCTCTCCGAACGGGGCGATCTCAACGAATCTCTGAATTCGGATCGAGCGACTTATGTGGCCAACAGTGAGCAGGCCCACAAGAACCGGGCCCTGTCGGCAGTGTCGTTGACTATGGACCTGGCCAAACTACCGGGTACTATTGCAGGCCAAGCAGCGGACAATGATTACAAGGTTGCCGCCGCCGCTTCAACGTTCGCCAATATCGAAACCCAAAATGCTCTGGTCAACTCTCAGATCACCAACGATCAATTGGTCGGGATCGTAACTTTGCAGCAGATGTTCGACACAGAGCAATACCAAGAACAAGCCGAGTGGAACGCGGCAATGCAGAACGCTCTGCAAGCCGACGGCGGCCTCGACTGGACCAGTATTATCCAAATTATGATGGGCTATAACTCCGAGACGCAGCTAGCGTTTGCGACCTCGTAGAAAGGTTTTACCATGCCAAATGTACAACAGATTCAATTGCGGCCCAACACGAAGCGACAGTCGATGGCCGCCGGACTGATGGGTGCCGGTCAAGCTATCGGTCAGGGGTTCAATAAATATGCGGACTATCAGATCAAAGAGGAACGCCGAGCGGAAGACCAAACCCGGCAGGATACACTGCGAGGTGAAGACCAAACCCGTCAGGATAAGCTGATCGCGGACGCTCAGGCTCGTCAGGATGAGCTGCGAAGCCAAGACCAGACCCGGGAGGATAAACAGCGAAACGAAGACCAAGCCCAGAAGGATGCACGTCAAGATCGGACTGACGCCGCCAATGCGATAGGTACGCTGGTGGGGCTACCTGAGGACCAACGGCCTGCCATGGCAAAAGTCATGGAAAGGTTCCTGTCCCCTGAAGCCTGGGCCCTTGTGGATGCGGAGTCTCTGTTTGGAATTGACTCCGGCAAGACCAAGACCCAGGAGATGAACGAGGCGGACAAGAGCTACATGAAGGGCCTTGAGAGAGATATCGAAGCCACCAAGGCTGAAGACGCAGAGCTAAGAGCCCAACTAGAAGGGGAAGATCCAAACGCGATCTTGGCAGGTGATCGAGGCACAGAGAGATGGGGGGGTATGTTTACTACTGGAGAAGACTACACCGAAAAACAGTTCAAAATTGCCGACGCCATCGCCCGCAATCAAGAAAAGCTTGTCGGGCTTAAGGAAAAATACGACGCGGCCCGTAAGAAGGCCGGCGGGACGATGGGCCTCCCTCAGGCACCGGGATCGACACCAGGATCAGCAGCACCAGGAGCTGCGATCGCAGGATCGGGAGCTGCGGTACCAGGATCGGGAGCTGCGATCGCAGAAGTCATGGGCTCGCCGCTCAACTCCTCCGAGGCAGGGGCACCGAAACTGCCGCTGCAACCGACTCTTCCGCAACCAACGTTTCAGCCGGGCACAAGCGGGCTTGTGGGTCAGGCACTAACGCAGGGCGGAGCGAGACCCCCACAAGATCTTGCAGCCCAAAAAGCGGCAATCGCGAACGCTACCGTGGACCGGATGCTCAATGACAAGATGACATATAAGACAACCAAAAAACTGATAGAAAAAGCGATCAAAATGGGAAAATCGAGTGAGGGGATCCTGGAGATCCTCAAGGGCTACCCGGACGCATTCCCGCAATAGAGGTGATTTGTGAAAACAGTATTGGACCAATTGACGCAGGAGATGCTCGCTCCGCCTAAGCCTACTGATCTCGATCCGGCCATAGCAGCCCGCCTTGAGCACGACCTTCTTGCTCCCACGGAGCCGGTCGATCTCGATCCGGCCATAGCGGCACGCCTTGAGCAGGCCCTCCTTGCCCCCACAGAGCCTGCTGATCTCGATCCGGCCACAGCGGCACGCCTTGAGCATGACCTCTTCGACAAAGAATTCAAGATCCCCACCGAAGGTCCGTCGTTTGCTCCGGCTCCCGACCCCTACGGCCAGACTCCGTACGATCTCCCCGACGAGGGCGGGCCGGAGGCTCTCCCCGACGAAGATTTCGCTGACCTGATCGCCCCGGAAGCCGCCAACCCCAACTACGAACCCATGGTCGCAACCCCCGAAGAAGTCCAGAAATGGACTGCAATGGGCAAGATGGATGTGGGCGACACATGGGATAAAATGGATATCGGGGAGAAAATCCCCTTTTATGGCAGTGGTCAGGAGCTGCGATTGATGTGGGACCTGTGGTCCGCCACCCGACGATTGAAGAAGAACAAGTACGAGAGCTTCGACCAGCAGAACGAAGATCGAGACCTGGTCACCTGGTATCTCAAGAACATGGATGAGCGAGCGGTTCGCGGCGTGACTATGAAAGGCAAGATCTTTGAAGGGGCATCAGCACTGCCGAAGTTCATGCTCGAGTTCATGGTAACCGGCGGAGCGGCCAGTCTAGGCAAGAAGGCCGCTATGAAGGCCACGAAGAAAGCTCTCGGCAAGAAGGTGGCCTCTACCGTGGGGCAGCTCGCGACAAAGGCCAGCAAGGCCCTGGGCAGCCCCACAGGTCGAACTCTCGCTCAACCGTGGCTGACGGCCACAGGCGCCATGGAACGCAATCTACCGCAGCGAGCGCACTTCGACGACGAGACCGGCAAGTTCGTAGTTGATAAAGCGGGTGACAGTGGGGTTACCTCCATCGTCAAATCCGCCGGGGACGTGTTCATTGAAAACCTGTCGGAGGAGGCGGGCGAAGCGATCATGAAGATCATGGGCAAGGTGGTGCCCAATTTCGTCAAGAAACCATGGAAAGCGGTGGCGAATAAGTTCCCGAAAGGCGGCAAAGTCAAAGACCTGTTCGATTCCATGGGAGTCCAGGGCTATCCAGCAGAGTCCGCTGAGGAGTACTACGGTGCATTCCTGCGTGCCGTGACCGGCATTGAGGGCGAGGGCGACATCGGTGAGCGGGTCGGTGCGACCATCCCCGGCGTCGGCAAATCGTGGGAGGATGTGGCTGTCGAGCAGACTGTCCTGGCGGTTCCGGGTGCAGCCCGAGTGGGCGGTATGGCCGCCGGCAACAAGATTGAGGCCGCTCGCGAAAAGAAGATCGCTAAGCTCACAGACGAGGAGTTATTCACTCTGGCGGCCAAGAAAAGCCCGGGCCCCCTAGTCAAAAAAGAGATCATGCGGCGAATTACCAGGGAGAGAGAGACAAACGTCCCCAAAGCCGAGGAAGTCACGGATGACGCCCCGGCCCAAAGGGACGCTCAGGCAGAAGCCGACAGACGGGGCGTCATATACAACGGCCCTCAGGCAGAAGCCGACAGGCTGGGCATCACATACAACGGCCCACAGTTGAAGGCCGACGGGTCTGTGGCTCACCACCTCTTCACAGATCCCAAAAACGGCACCTCATTCGGAGTCAAGCCGGGCGACAGTGTGGAAGAGAAACGGCAGGCCGCCCAAAAGCGGATGGATGAGGGTGCCTCTAAGGCCCCAGGATCAACGACCGTTGCAGAAGGTGAGATTGCCCCGGTTAAGGGCCAAGAGGGCAATCCAGCCCAGCAGGCCCCTACTGAGGGCCAGGCTGACGCCCCTGATCCAACAAAAGTGAGCAAGAAAGAGTGGGTTGCTGGGCAGGAAATCCCTAGACCCGCTTTATCAGAAAAAGAGATGTCTGGTCTTGCTCAGCTTTCAGACAATATGGGGCTGTCCTTATCTTTGGCAGAAAAAAAAGCAGCCCTTGATTCTAGCTTGATTGATGACTTAAAGAGAAAAGGTGTGACATCTATTGATGCCTACCACGTAACAAATGTCGATCCAGAAGTTCTTAAAAAAGAAGGAATCCTAGGAAGCAAATTAGATTATATCGGAGATTCAACCGGGAGCCTAAGAGAAAAGTCTGTTTATCTGTTTTTAGACCCGGATGATATTAAGTTGGGCCATGATTTTATTGGTAGTGCGGAGGGTGGCGGAAATAACGTTGTTCACATAAAAATACCAATAGAAAAACTCACACATCTTAACTGGGATTCTAATTTCAATCTCACAGCAGGCACTTACACTTCGGAGAGATTTTCGGGAGACATCCCAGGGGGGTGGATACAGGGCGTCTATAAGTATAATCCTAAAAAGGGTGGTTTCAAGACCCGCCAGCAACTCGAATCGGAGTGGGAGGCCGCAGTTGATGCAGAAAATGCAACAACTGACGCCCAACCCGCCCCGGCCCAAGATCCATCGGCTACGGTCGCGGCCCAGCCGGAGGCGGTGGCAGACGAAACCCTCGAACCAGGCACCGGCGAGCTCGTCGGCAAATATCAGGAGACCGGCGATGAGACCATGTACGTGCTTATCGATGAATCCTATACGCTCCAGTCACTCATCGACGACGGGACGCTCACTAAGGAGCAGGCGTACCAAAAGCTTCGCGATGCGGGCCTCGAGCAAGAAGACCCGGCTGATGTTGAAGTGTTCGGATCGAACGCCGAGATGTACATTGAAGGCGTAAAAAGGGATGTGGTCAAGCTGTTCAAAGGGGCAGACGTTTCGACCCTACTCGAAGAGAAGGCAGAATTGTGGTATAAGAAGAAAGTGGCCAGCAGTCCCACATTCGCCAATCAGGTCAAAAAGTGGAGACAGAAATATGAAAAGCACACCGGAATTCAAGACGGACAGTCAGATCTCGAGTGGTTCTCTAGCCGGGCCACTGAGTATGCGTTGCACAAGCAGATTAACCGGGCAATCGATACACCTCTGCGTCAGCTCCTCGACCGATTCCGAGTCTATGCGAGAGAGCTGCTCCAGAAAAGCAACGCCCTGCGGAAGTACCTGCGGAACACCAAAAACAACAAGCGATTTGAAGCAGCCCTAGGCGAGTCAACCAGCCTGAACAAGCTCGGTCTTGAAGCAAAAAATAAGCCGAGATCTACCGAAGAGCAGTCTAGTGCCTCGACGATACGTACGCCGGGAGCATCTGAGAGCCGTCCCATTTCGATCTCGGCCAGCCCTCAGCATATCGTCTTGGGCGGCACAGATCAATCAACCACTTTCTCGCTCCGCCCTCACGGCAAGACGATCAGCAACAGAAACAAAGAGTTCCAAAGGTTTTATGGCGATCTAAGCCCCAACGCAAAAACTTCATTTGACTTCTATAAAAGCCTCCAGGATATCGAGAAGGAGGCCGCCGAGAACCCAGTGCGAGCCCGAAACTCCAAGAAGATTTGGAAGAAATACAAGAACGGAGACATCCTCAATCGGTTTCTGACTACGGCCCAGCTCAATGAGTTCGTCAAGAAAAACCCCCACGCCCAGGCCGCCACTCAGCAGATATACGAACTCCTCGATCCGAAGGTCCGCGAGGAGATGGGTCTGCGTGAGGACGGGCTGTTCGACCCCGGCATTCTGGACGATATCGGATTCAAGGTCAAACGCTCGATTATGCAACGGGTGCTCGATGCCCGAAACAATGTCATGACTGTGACACTCGACAGCCCACTCTACACCCTACCCGGCACAGATATCACCGTGGACCTCGGGCAAGAAGGAACAATCCCCTTCGACGAAGACTATCGCCAGGCCCTCCTCAAGGAGATGCGACGAATGTACAAAGAGGGGACGCTCGACACCGCCTCGCCCGGGGCAATGAGTGTGGACACCTGGGGGACGATGGGGTTCTTATCGGCTAACCAGAAGACTATCGCCAGCAGCGATACCACAACCCTATGTCCACAGATCATGTATAATGGGGGTTGTTTTTACTGTTATCGACGAGCAGCCCTTGCGTCTGATATTAACACTAAACTCGGTGGCGAGAAGGTCTGGTACGGCGGCGAGCTATTGCGAATGCGACCGGACGACGTGAACGACCTCAACGCTATCGGAGGCTTGCGACATCAATCGTTTGGCGACTGGTACGGCACCGACGCTCAGACGCTCAGGATGTTTGTGGACATGCTCTACGACGCTGAGCTGCAACAGCTACAAAGCAAAGTGATCACGAAGGACGGCGGCATGGTGGAGTTTGTTGCATCCATCATGGACCAGAAAATCACTCACGAAGTCAAAGGAAAGCAAGTGTCGCTCGGCTCGTATGTATTCTTCAACCTCTCAACGGATTACCTGATGGAAGAGGCTGGCCCTGCCGAACAAGCGGACGAAGGCGGCGTGGCCCCGTTGAATGCCGAACGGCCATTCAAACGGTTTGAGGAACACCTGGAACCCGGCCAGATGGGACCGGGCAGAAGTGTAGCATACTGGAAGCGAGCTTTATCAGTAGAAGAGGCCGACGAGTTAGCCAAGAAATATCACTGGGTCAATGTCAGAACTGTGGCTACCGACGCCGAAGAATTCATTGAGGGCCTGCTCGACCCAAGAGTGCATGTGGTCACTGGATACCACGGCAAAATCCGCGAGCATCAGAGGGGGGTCACCCTGCACGATGGCACGCGGCTCAAGTTTGATCTCGAGTCTATTGGCGACGACGACATGCCGACTTTTAATTCCGACGGCTCGATCAAGAGCCACGGCAAGAATAGGCAGCACTTCAAGCTGGCATATCTCATCCACAAATTCGGCCTTCAGGACGAGTACTACCGCAAGGCCTGTTGTATTACGGGCCGGTGCAAAAGCTGCACGACCAAATGTGGAGCAGCTCAGCGGCACAAATACACCAGCGGGCGGTCGTTTCCGCCTAGCGAGCTGCTCAGTCAGGACAACTCGACAATCCGCAAGGTAGCTGAAGCGTACGACATCGACACTGACTGGAAAAACAAGAGGGTGAAAAACAAGGACATCGTCGCCAAGCTCGATGGGATGTTGCGAGTTACGCCGAGTTTCCAGATGCGAGTCAAGGCCAGCGGCAGCAAACAGACCCGACCAGCTCCCCCGCCTAAGGTCCGCGTTGATCGCACTTCAGCCAGACAGGAGCATACCGATGCTGATCGAGAACCGATGGGCCTCGATGTTCTGCCATCCCCGAGCCGGGTCGAGTGGCAGCAGAATCTCGACGAGGCCAAAGAACAGCGAGTACCAGAAAAAGCTCTCCGCATCGCAGGAGAAATTCAGGCCGCTCCCCGAGCCCTCAGTGCAACCGAGACAGCGGGACTGGTTATCCGTGCGGTGGAGCTGAAGGCGGAGCACCGAGGACTGGTCAACGAGATGCGGGATCTCGACGACAAGGCGGACCTGCGAGCTAAAGCCGAGGAGATTCGGAGAGTCCAGGAAGAGTTCGACCTGATCACTGACGGACTGAGGAAATCTGGCACCGAGAAAGGCCGGGCACTGGCGGCACAGAAACTCACGATCAATCAAGATTTCGATCTGATCACGGTCACAAATAGAGCCAAGGCGGCTCGCGGCAAGGCCCTATCGGTCGGAATCGATAAACGATTCGCCATGCTCACAGAGGCACTCGAAGACGCGGTGGCTCGCGTGGGGACTCTCAAAAAGGACATTGCCAGTCGCGACGCAGTGCGAGCAATTGAAACGGCGGGGGCCCGAAAGTATTCGCGAATGAGTACCCGTGAGAAGGATGCCGACCTCGAATCCACAGCATCAAGGCTCAGAGAGCTGATGTCGGCTCAATGTTACGACGTAAATTAGGGACACCCAATGGCTAAAAAAATAGACTGCTCTGAGTTGTCACTGACGCTAACCAAAATGGCGATGAATCTCGGCTCGCGAAAACACATTAAAGACCTCGACAGCGTGGTTACTGAGATGCAGACCTATGTCCCCCAGGTGACCCGCGAAGTGCTCGTTGACGCCATCAATGAGACTGTGGACACCTCGAGCCGGAAGACCAGCGAAGAGGCACTGAAGTGGCGGCAGCTGCGTGGTGAGGCGGTGAGCGAGAAGAAGCTCCGTTCCGGGCTCGATAAAAAACTCAGCCATGGACTGGATAAAGTGTCGTTAGCTCTGGAAGCAGAAGCCGCCCGCACAAAGCCGTCACACAAGCCGTCGCCCGTCCTTAAAGCATTACAGGCCCTGAAGCACGACGTTGACCAGCAAGAAAAAACACAGAGTCGCATCGACAGCGTCAAGCGGGCGATCTCTCGCAAAGAGGCCCTGGAAGCCAAGCAACACAAGGCCCGGCCAGCTTCAGCGAAACTGAAAGAGATGCGAGCGGAACTTGGGGAACTCACGCGGCAGGAGAAAGCCTCTGCTCGCATTAGGGAGATCAAAAAAGCGACGGCCCCCAAATCCAAGCGAAAGGCCACGCCTCCATCCGAGACGGTGGCCGCCCTGCGAGCGGAGGCCAACGACCTCGCACAACGCAAAAAAGTGCAAGCCCGCATCAAGGAGATCAAAAAAGCGATCGCAACCGGCACCACTATCGACACGGATCGCAAAACCAAACCGGCATCTAAGGAGCTGGCCGCCCTCCGTGAGGAGCGGGACGAACTGACGAAAAAGCTAGGTCGCACCGATCCGGCCCTGATCAAAAAAATCGGACGCAGTATCGACAAACTCGAGAAACAGCTCGAGATGGGGACGTTCAAGGCCCCAGCAGCACTCGAATCTAAATCTGACAAGGTCACAAACAAAGAATTAACGCGAGTGCAGTATCGTGAACACAAACTCAAGACCGAGATCAATCGACAAATTAAAGTGTTGCAGCCCAAAAGCATGATGGATCGATTTGCTGATCCCTTCAATGCCGGGCGTGCGCTCATGACCTCGCTAGATTTCTCGGGGGTAGGCCGCCAAGGTATCATCATCGGCTTGGCTCATCCGATCAGATCCGCCAAATCAATCATGCCAATGCTCAAGGCCACGGTGAGCAAGAAGAAGGCATATGAAATAAATAGGGACATCCTAGAGAGCCACAACGCTCCGCTGTACTGGAGGTACGGACTGTACCTGGCCGCCGTCGATGGCGGCACGCTGAGCCAGCGAGAGGAGGCGTACATGACTAGTTGGGCGGAGAGAATCCCCGGCGTGGCTGCATCCGAGCGAGCCTACGTCACATACCTCAATAAAATCCGAGCGGACACTTTCGACGCGATGATTGCCACCCTGTCGCGAAACAAAAACGGGGAGGTGACGCAGGCTGAAGGAGAGGCCATCGCCAACTTCGTCAATGTTGCCACAGGCAGAGGTAACCTGGGAGCACTCGAGAAGGCCGCGGTGCCGCTCAACACGATATTTTTCGCCCCGAAATATGTCGCCAGCCGGTTTCAGTTCGCCATGGGTCAGCCATTGATGAAAGGTCCCAACAGTACCCGCAAGATGATCGCCGCGGAATACGCACGATTCCTGATCGGTGCTGGCGTCGTCGCCGGACTGGGCCTAGCAGCAGGCGGTGATGTGGAGGACGATCTACGATCAGCCGATTTCGGCAAAATCAGATTCGGCGACACCCGCATCGATCTCATGGGTGGACTGTCGCAGACGATAGTGCTCGTGGCTCGCGTCGTGAGCGGTAAAACGAAATCCACAGGCTCCGGCAAGATCTACAAGATTAGAGGCAACACACGATTCGGCGGGCGTGACACCGCCGACGTACTAGCGTCGTTTGGGCGAAGTAAATTGTCGCCGATGTTTTCTACGTTTATCGACACTGCCACCGGCACTGATGTCATCGGTCAGCCGGTGACGCTGTGGTCGGAAATCACAGGTTATGCACCGCTGGCCCTGCGTGATGTCTATGACGCCATCATCGCTCAAGGGCTCCCGGCGGGCACCGCTTTGGGCCTCACCGCCATTATGGGTGGGGGCCTGCAAACGTACGAGTCGCGGGGAAAAAAGGCATCGCCCGCTCGCAGGACTCGCAAAACCCGCTGACGGGTCAAAATTCTCATCACCATAAATTCTTGTTCGATAGGCACTTACGCCGTCGGTCTGCCCAATAAAAGTTTTTATCATTTTTGTTGTTGACATTGTTTAATCGGGACGATAGTATTGATGGAGGCTGAGGATGGGATTGAAATACGAAAGGCAAAACAGAATGTCAGTCGCACAGACAATAACGTTTCCTGATGAGCTACACGCAGCCCTCACGGGCCGTGTAGCCGCGACGCCGGGAGCGAAATTCTCGCCACTGATTGTGGCGTTGATCGAGATGGGCCTGGAAGCGGAAAAGGCCACCACCGCGAAGAGCAGCCCTCCGGTAAAACTAGGACCCGGCGGTGACTACACTAGGGATTGGCCGCCACAATCACAGAAAGGGACCGACGATGTGGAATAAAACCCTCGACGACTATGTGGCGGAAACGTACGATCGATGCCCGATCTGCGGGGAATACTACGACCCCGAGGACGCCAAGGTCTGCACCGACTGCGGGAGAGTGATCTGTCGCAATGCCGACTGCGGCGGCGTGTGTGGGTTTGAGGATGACGACACGATCTGCGATGAGTATGTATGCTGTGAGTGCGGTGAGTGCGGTGACCAGGACGGGCACTGCCATCGATGCCAGCTCGACGAGATACGGAACGAGCTGGATCGCACCCCAACGCCGGCGGCGGAGCCGCTGCACCTTGAGGCCACGGAGGGCCATTCTTAGATCATTAGATCCGATTTGGGCCCGGCCTCCGGTTGGTTCCTCCTAGCGGGGGTCGGGCACTTTTGACACATTCTGAAACCCCTAGGAAGGAATCACAATGATAAAAATCAGTATACAGGACGGCAGGATTGTCGCCAAAACCCCGTTCGAGCTCAAAGAAACGTGCAAATCGATCCCTGGAGCGAAGTGGGACAAAATCAGGCGGGTCTGGACCTACGCGGCCAGCCCGTACGCCGCACAGGAAGTGGTCCAGGCGTTTGGTCCCTACGAGGTGGAGGATGGCCAGGGCCAGGCATCAGTTCGCGATCTAGCCAGACAGATAGTGCGAATCAAACAGATCCTCGAGCATCCCGAGACGCTCGATCCGATCCCTAAGACGATCATGTCGCCGCGTGAGTGCCAGCTCCAGGGCTACCACCTCATAAAGGAACTCCCAGGCGTAATGCTCGCTTTCGAAATGGGGGTGGGCAAAACAAAAGTCGTGGTCGATGCGGTCTGCAACAACCTTCAGGAGTACCGCCGCGTACTCGTCGTCTGCCCCAAATCCGTAGTGGCGGTGTGGCCTAAGGAATTCAAAAAACACGCACAGACCCCCCCTAAAGTTGTCGCCCTCGACTCGGGCTCCCTAAAGAAACGCATCAAAACACTCGACCATGCCAGGATCTATTCCACCGGCTCTATAGTTGCCGTGATCAATTATGAGGCGGTATGGCAGGGTGAGATGGGTAAGTATATCAAGGCCATCGACTGGGACATGGTCGTTTGCGACGAGTCACACAAAATTAAATCACACGACCGCTCGGCTCGGGCCAGCACATTCGTGTCTCGGCTGTCAGCAAAAAAACGGGTCGCTTTGACGGGAACCCCCATGCCGCACAGCCCGCTCGATGTGTGGGCTCAGTACCGGTTCCTGGACCCGAGCGTGTACGGCGATCGGTTCACGGCATTCCGAGCCCGCTATGCCGTGATGGGCGGCTACCAGAACCATCAGGTATTGGGATTCCAAAGCATGGACGACCTCAATAGGAGGTTCTACCGGATCGCCATAAGGGTGACCAAAGAGGAGGTTTTGGATTTGCCCGACCAAGTGGACACTGAGCGGATGGTCACGCTGGCCCCCAAAGCGGCAAAGGCGTATCGCGACATGCAGAACGAGTTTATAGCCGAGGTGGACGGCGGCGTCATCACTGCGTCCAACGCCCTGAGTAAAATGCTGCGACTGCAACAGATCACCAGCGGATTCGCCACGAACGAAGAGGGAGAGCAGGTCCCTGTCGGTGACAGTAAGTTTGTCGCATTTTGCGAAACTCTAGACGACATCGGTATGGACCAGCCGGTGGTGACGTTCTGTCGTTTCCGTTCGGACCTCGACCGGATTGTGGAGGCTGCTGAAGCCGCCGGTCGCAAGGGTTTCGAGCTGTCTGGACGCAAGAACGAACTCGCCGAATGGCAAGACGATACTACCGGCAGCGTATTGGCAGTACAGATCCAAGCTGGCGGAGCGGGCATCGATCTGACCCGCTCCTGCTACTGCGTGTACTATAGTCTGGGCTTGAGCCTGGGAGATTACATGCAGAGTCGGTCAAGACTGCACCGGCCTGGCCAGAACTACAATGTGACCTACGTCCACCTGCTGGCCTCCGGTACTATCGATGAGCGGATCTACCGAGCACTGCAAACTCGGCATGAGGTAGTAACCGCAGTGTTGGAAATGTTCCACGCGGCCTCAGATCAAAAGATGCTCGAGTCGCACGCCCTAAATGATGCATTGGACATTTTTAACGCTTAACTCGGATTACCCCGGGCCTTGGAACTCACAGCGACACTAAAAGAGACGAAAGGTTAAATCATGGATAATCGAAGACTCAAAAAGTACGTACAACTGATCGACCAGAAACGCAATCTGGAGGACCAAGTTAAGGGAACGAAGGAAGAGCTGGCCGTGCTCGAGGAATACATCATCGAGAACATGATGACCTCCGGTGTACAGCGGACTACGATGGATGGCTACACCGTATACATACACAGGCAGCTGTGGGCATCAGGAGCGAACGGGCCGGAGGCGTTGCATGCGGCCCTAAGAGATGAGGGCTATCCGGAGATGATCGAACCGAAGGTTAACGCCAACCGGCTGTCCGCCCTGGTGCGGGAATATGATGCCGACCCCAAGTACCCGCACGACGAGGAAGGGCTGCCGATCCTCCCAGGGGATCTGCAATCAGCGGTTAAGATTTCAGAACAATATAAGATCAAAGCGAAGAAAGCGGGTTAATTATTATGGGATGTGACATACATTGGACACCTAACACCTAACACTTTGCACAAGGAGCACTGAACATGGCTAAAAAAGCACAAACACACATGGCTAAAAAAGCACAAACACAAACAGAGACTACGGACCTCGCCGTAACGAACGCCGACAGTTACGCTATCGTCCGAGCGGGCGGGATGGCCAATCTGGCCGCCCTTCAGGCCAATCTAGGCGACGAGCAGCTCGGAATGGCCGACCTGGACCGCATCGGCGTTCCCGCCGGTGGCGGGCTCCAGTGGGAGATCCCCACCCTTGACGGGGCGGAGTCCGTAAAAGCAATTGAGGGCGTGATCGTCGCCCACCATTCTTTGCGGATCTATTGGAAAAAGGACATCGAAGAGGGCGGAGCGGGCGGACCTCCTGACTGTGTCTCTCGCGATGGCAAAACCGGCCAGGGCGACCCCGGCGGGGAGTGCGCTACGTGTCCCATGACAAAGTGGGGATCAGCTAAGGGCGGCGAAGGTCGGGGCTGGGCGTGCAAGCTCATCCGGCAGTTATTCATTATGCGAAAGGACGATGTCCTGCCCATCTGCGTCAACGTTCCGCCGTCGAGCCTGACTTCGATCAAGCAGTACCTATGTGGACTGGGCAAAAAAGGCGTGTTTTTTCACGGGGCGATCACTTGTCTCACCCTGAATCGCACGGCCAATAAAGATGGAATCACCTACTCTGAAGTCGTTGCGAGGCCTGCCGGCGAACTCGACCCGGCCAGTGCGGCGTTTTTTGCAAAATTCGCCGACGAGATGAAACCCCTCCTGACTGAGTCCGCACCAGACGGGAGCGAATACAGAGCGTAATTATAGCGGGAGTATTTTTATATAAGCAGGTCTGTAAAACTGAAAGGACGTATTATGGAACTTAAACTTAAGGTCAGAATCAGGGAACGGGTGAAGACCTCGAAATCTCCGCCTCCGGAGAGAGATTTCGAGGTCTATGGCACGATGTCTATTTACGACGTAGTCACAACACTCCTTGGCGATATACAACCGGTAGGCTGCTCACAAACAGATTCGCAGAATTTCGACAATCTCGTAATTATGACGGAGCTGGTTTATTCGCTCCTGCAAGACATCAAGCGGGTGTCGGTTAACAAGACTCGGCATGGAGGCAGCATGAAAGAGATAGGCAGATATGCAGATGATTTTATTCGCAACACTTTACAAGATTTTTGACAAC